CTGGACGCCCTGCGTCGCGGTGACCACCTGATGTTGGGCGGCTACGACGTTGGCGGCCCCATCGACCCCGGCCTTCGCTGCCGCCGCCGCGTCCTGCTTGAGGATGTCGTAGTTCCGCTGCTGGTCGGCCAAGGCCTGGACGGCCTGGTCGTAGGTCAGCTGCGCCTGCTCGCGCTGCAACAGGGTGGCCGCCGGGTTCGCCAAGGTGGCGTCGAGGGCCTGCTTGGTGGTCTGGACGTTGAGAAGGTCCTGGCGTTGCGTGAGCGCACCGTCGGCGATCTGCTGCTGGTAGGACTCCAGTTGGCGTTGCGCCGCCTGGCGGGCCGTCACCAACGCCTGCTGCGCCTGGGTCTCGGTGTACACGGCGTTCGTCAGCGACTGCTCGGCCGTGTCGAGAGCCTGCTCGGCCGTGGCCACCTGCTGAGCGCTGGACACCCGGGCTTGGGCTACCGCCGCAGCGGCGTTCGCCAGGTTCTCCTGGGCGGTGATCTGATCCTGGGCGGCCTTACGGACCGCGTCGGCGACACCCTGCTCGGCCGCCTTGACCGTCTGCGCCGAGCGCTCCGCGGTGTCAGCAGCCGATGCCCGGGCATTGGCCAGGGACGCCTCGGCAGACTTCACCTGGTTCGCCGCCGCCAACTGCGCCTGGGCCGAAGTGGCCGCATCGACAGCTGCCGACTGGTGCGCCGCCGAAACAGCCGACACGGCCTTCACCACATCGGAAAGGCCGAGGTACAGGACCCCGACCCCGGCGGCGCCGGCCAAGGCCATCGTGGCGATCCCGCCCAACCCCGCCGCAGCAGCAGCACCGATCGGCACCAAAGCCGGGGCCAGCATCGAGATCGCCGCCACCATCGGCGTGACCGCCCCAGATGCTCCGTTCGCCCCGGACTGGATCGCCGCGAAGATCCCGCCACCAGCCGACCCACCATCGCCGGCGGTGGCCGTGTCGAGCTCCGCCCGGAACTTCGCCAGCTCCGCCGACGCCGCCGCCGTGTCCACCTTGATCGACACCGACTCCGACTTGTGACCCAACTCGTCGAGCGACGCCTTCAGAGAGTCCAGCTTCGCCTTGGCGTCCTCATCGGACAGGTCAACGCCGACCGTCTTGCCGGAGAGCTCCTCGAGTTGGGCCCGCAACTCGGCCAGCTTTCGGTCGGCGTCGGTGGCGTCCGCCCCGATCTTGGCGTCCGGCAGCGCCGCCAGGGCGGCCTCCACCCGCTTCTTGAAGGCATCAGCGAACGCGCCGCCAGCAGAATCGCCGCCGCCGGCGGCCGACGCCGTCGCCTTCGACGCCCCCGACGACACCCCATCGACGATCGAGGAGCCGATCCGGGAGGCGATCTTGTCGCCCATCGTCCGGCCGATGTCGTCCCCGACGGCTGAAACCCCGGTCGTGTCCTGACGGAGGCGAGGAACGAAGTTGCTGGCGTCCGGGACCACCGTGACGCTGACCGACCCAACAGAAATGCCAGCCATCACGCTCCCTTCGCTCGCAGCGCCTGCAGGTAGGCGACCTCTTCGGGAGTCCGCAGCGGTCGGACGTTTGACGGGCCCGGCTTAGGCACCGGCTTCGGCGGATCCGGTTTGGGGTCCAGGCCGCCGGCCACCGCCTCGACGTACTCCAGCCGGTGGACGGAGTCGAGCAGCTGGGCCAGCTGATAGTTGATCAACGCCCATGGCCCGAACTTCGGCGCTGTCACATCCTCGACCAGCGCTGATGGCGCCGAGTCACGCAGCTCGGTCTGAGTCCACGAATCGGCCGGGAGTTTCGTGACGAGCACCCACAGCCGCCGGTACGACAGCCGGCCCCGGAACAGTTCCCGAAGGTCGACCCCGTACCAGCGCTGCAGGTCAGCTTCTACCGTCTCGGCGTGGGCCTCGAGCCACTCCGAGACTTCGACGATTTTCCCACCGTCTCCCCGGCGGCATCCTGCCAGCCGGCGAAGAACGCCTCGACGTCGTCATTCGTCGGGTCCGCCTCCACCCAACGAGCCCAGTCGCCGTCGGAGAGGGTGATCTCAGCCCAGCCGTCGAAGTTGCCCTCGCGGAGCATCGTGTTCGCCCGGGACTTCCACCGACCGGGAGGAGGGACGGTGAGCGTGACGGCGGCGGTCTCGGTGGTGAGGACGACGGGGACGCCGTCGGGGCCGGATTCGGCGTCGGCCTGGACCGCCTCGAGCGGCGTCATCAGGAGATGGCCGTGTAGATGCGCTGCACGGCGAGGCCGGTGCTGTCCGACGGGTAGGCGGTGATCGTCATGCCGTACTCGGTGAGCGCGGCGGTGGTGTACGTCGGGTTCTTGCGGGCGGTGACCTCGGCCTTCCCGCAGTAGAACCGGTCGTGAACGCCGCCGGCGATGACGTCGAACACGAAGGCACGCAGGTCGATGGCGCCCGTCGTGTCGTCGTTGACCGTCAGCAACGCCCCGGCCACGCCCGGCGTGGTCGTCGCCACGGTCACGTTCGGGACGGTGCCGCCGATGAAGTCACCGGTGGCGGACAGCTGGGCCACGTTCTGGCCGGCCAGGGCGCCGGCGAAGGTGACGGTGTACGGGCCGCCGGCGGAACCGGTCACGGTGACGTTCCCCGCGCCGATCCCGGGGAGCGCCTGGAGGGCGGCCTGCACGGCGGCGGCCGTCGCGTTGTAGGGCAGGTCCGTCGTGGCCACGTCACCGAAGGTCAGCACGAAGGTGCCGCCGGTCGGTACGCCGGTGATGGTGACGGACTGCACCTCGCTGGTCCCGGCGCCGCTCGGGCTCGGTGTGGCCACCTTGTAGAACAGGCTGAGCACGTTCGGATTCCGCTCGAGGCAGTTGATGTCGAACGTCTTGGACTGGTCCGTGATGACGGACTTGAACGGGACGATGCTGCCCCACCGCTTGAACTGGGTGCGGGTCTCTCCTGCGGTCTCGACGAGGCCGGCGGTCGAGAGAGCGCCGAGATCCACCCATGGGGCGCTCAGTGCCGACAGGTCGGTGGGTGCGGCAGTGCCTGCGGGGGCGACGGAGGCGATGCCGTTGCTCATCGCCAGCGCATAGTTGGTGTCAACAGCCATGGAAGGGTCCTTTCATCGGGTTCGGATGTGCAACTGATAGGTGGCGCCGAAACGCCGGACGGTGATGTCGTCGTAGGGACGCCACGACGGCCCTGTGACTGTCTGCGTCTTGGTGACCACCGCTGTGCCGGCGGTGACCGTGTGGACGGTGTTTGGCAGCGTGGTGCGGATCACCTCATCGACGGATGCGGCCAGGCTGAACGCTGGGACCCGTCCGACAGCGAACGAGTTGATGCTCACGGTGGGGAAGTCGAATACGTGCAGATCGTCGTCGGAGCCACCGCCGATCCTCGCCACTTGCACGACGGGCACTGAACCCACCAGGTCGGCGGGCAGCCAAGTCACGGCCTGGACATTGAGCGTTGCTGCGAGCCAAGGGACCAGGAACGCCTCGACGTCAGCTATCGGCATTAGATGTCAGTCCTTCGCCGAGTCCAACGCGCGGCCGAGTGTGTGATGGGCGTGGATGTTCTTGTTGCCGTACTCGACATAGACAGCCTCGGGCGAGTCGTTGGTGACCTGGCCGTATGCCCGGCGGGTCTTGCCTTCTCGAACGCCGGACTCCACCTTGAACGCTGCCTTGTAGCGGCCGGCGTGCGGGTCACTGGCCGGGCCGATCGGGGCGTCAGCCTCGGCTGCTACGGCGATCTTGGCGGCCCGGCGGTGCATCTCGGCCTGCATCTCCTCCGAGCACAGCATCTCGCCGATGCCCTGATAGTCGGCCTGGAACTGGGAGGTCACCCGGTCACCCGCTTCAGCAGCACCTCGCAGCCGGGCTGGAAGTTGGATAGCGGCGACGACCAGTTAGTGGGGTTTCCGTCGACTTCGTAAGTTGTGCCCCGGGCCACCACCCTGTCGGTAGCGAGCACGTCTGTTCCTGGCGGCATTAGAACTGAAAGACCGAAGGTCACGATGTCCTCTGCCACAGTCGTCTCGTTGCCGCCCCTATTGACATTGGTGGCTGCTTTCGCCACCCGCGGATAGATGATGCACCCCGGCACATCGAACGTTGTCCCCGTAGTTGTGTCACCGAAGTTGTCCGTCGTGACCCGGACTACCGTGACGGTCTCCGGATACGGGATCACCATGGTCACTGGTCAGCCGCCGGGTCCTGGAAGCCGGACGGCCCAAAGCCCTCCATGTCCACGCCCATCCCCTCGAGCTCGTCGACGGCGCCGAAGTCGCCGAAACGGAGCTCCGGGTCGGCACGCCGCTCGAGGCCGTGAGCGAGCCCCTGACGGGTTCGCACAGTCCCGATCGACGGGCGGGGAAGCGGACGAAGCATCGCCAGCTCGTCCGGAGTGAGGTACAGGTAGCCGGCCGAGACCAGCGGGTCGTAGGCGACGGACGCCGGGCCGACCGCCTGGGTCTTCACTCCGGCCGGGTTGCGCATCGCCCGGGCGACGACCGTGGCGGTCACATCCGTGGCGATGTCAGGGTCCAGCGGCTGAGAGATGCCGGTATTCGGCGCGGCGAAGGCGGCGAGGCGGGCGTCAATGCCGGGGACTTTCTGGCGGATCATGTTCGACGCCATTCGCAGCAACCTGTCGGCCAACGCGATCTCGGTGGCCGACAGGGTCCTGAACAGGACCTCGACGTCGGCGGCCTGTGCGAATGGGGTCGACATGTTCAGACCGACTCCCGGCTATCAAGCAGCGGTGGGCTGCGTGGGCCCGGTGTACGGGCTCCAGTCGGCGGACTGGCCGGTCGGCGCTCCGCCTGCAGTGTCCCCGGAGAAGGTGTAGAGCGCCCGGGGCGTGGCCTCCTGGGTTTGGACAGGCGCCGGGATCCAGACGGTGTTGTCGATCGCGGCCGCAGCGGCCCCGACATAGGTGTAGAGCGGCTTCGTCGCTGTCGTCCCGGTGAGGCCCGTTGGAGCGGTGTCGGGCGCCGCTGCCGTCGGGGCAGCAGGGCTCGATGCTGCGGAAGCCGGTGCACCAGCCGGGGCACCCGGACCGGGACCCGCCGGCGCCGGGAGTGCTCCGGTGATCTGGGCGGCAAGCTGACGCACCTGGGCGTCCTCGGCCGAAAGGTCCACCCCGCCCGCGGTCGCCTTGGCCGAGGCGGTCTGGTAGGCGCCGACGAGCTGCCCGACGAGGGTGCCGAGGTTCTGCAGATCCGAGTCGAGATTGGACTGATCTGTCACTAGTAGTTCCAGCCTTTCTGTGTTGGTGGTAACCGCCGCCTCGAGGAGAGCGAGCCTGAACACGACTTCGTCCAGGACCTCCTCGAGACGGCGGTCAGGGCTCATCAGACCTTCGGGTCGAACTCCGACGTCGACACGCCGTGCTCGTCGTCGTCGACCCATGCCAGCGGGTTGGTGATCCGGTCGGCGACCGATACTTGCACCGGCTTCTTGCCCTCACCGCCGTCGACGTCTGTCGAGACCTTGGCCAGGTCAGCCTGAGCGGCCCCAGCCGGGTACCGCTCACCGTCGACGTAGACGTCAGTGGCCAGACGGAGACCCATCAGGCGACCGTCGCTACGAAGCTCAGGTTGGGGTTGGCGAGCACGGGCAGCCCGATCCCGGCGGCCTTCGTCCACAGGGCCACCGGGTCGTCGGTGGAGTACACCCCGGCGGTGACGCCGGGAAGGTCGTCCTCGGCGATCTGGAACTCCGGCTCGAGCGCCTCGGCTGTGGTCCCCCACATGGTGGCGCCGAGCTGGGTGCCCTCGAAGTCGTTCGGGTCGTCGACCGGTGCCGGCAACAGGACCACCTTGCCGGTGGGCAGCACCCGCTGGGCGGTCCCATTGACCCGCACCTGGGCGTCGTACACGTCGACCGGGGGCAGCCCGAAGGTTGCCAGCACGTTCGAGAGGGACGCCCGGGACATGATCGTCGGCGCACCGATCAGGTTGGCCACGAACGGACGCAGCTTCTGGGCCCGCAGCAGGTAGTTGAGGGTGATCGTGTTCAGCAGGATCGAGCCCGGGTTCTCGCCCATCTCGGACACGTAGGCGAGCTGCCATCCGATCAGGTCGTTGATGGGGTCGGCGTTGACCGGGTCCGACCACAGCGTGGCGGCCGTGACGGTATTCCCGCTGGCACGCCCGAAGTCGACCGTGGCGATGAGGCCGTTCTCGTTGAGCGTGATCGTCCCGTTCACGAGTGCATCAGCGCGGGCGAGCTCCATCCGGGCGCCGATCTCCCGGGTGAGCCGGGTGGCGTCGGAGAAGAGGCCGTCGGTGACGAGGACCTCCGGATTGGCCCGCTGACGGAGACGGTCGTACTCCGAGAGGCGCAGCTTCCGGCTGATCGGGGGCAGTTCCACCGTGGTGCGCTGCAGGCCGGGCCGGGAGCCGAGCGGCGACTCCGCGTCGTAGGTCCGGAAGGTGGCGGTATCCATGAGCCCTTCGCCGCCGGCCAGGAAACGGGCCTCGATGTCGTCGACGGTCCGGTTCGGCAGGTAGCGGGACAGGGTGAAACGGTTGATCTGGAAGTCGGCGAGCGCTTCCCGGACGTACCCGGTGAGCTCTGCGGGGAGGATGTAGTCGGTGTCCAGCTGCATTGTTCAGTCCTCCTCAGACGAAGATGATCCGGCCGGCGACATTTGCTATGCCTGCGGCGTCGATGGGGAACGGGAGATTGGCCTGCACGACTTCGCCGTGGAGGAGGATGGGGCCGCTGGCGCTGGCCTCGACGGCGCCGGAGCCGTATACGACGACCCGGACAGGGGTGAGCAGGAAACCGGCGAGGGTTTCACGGCCGCTGGAGTCGCCGAGCGCGACCGCTACACCGGTGGCGGTGGCGGTCGCGGCCTGGCTCATCACCACATGGGTGGCGTCGGTGACCGAGTCGACGACGGTCCCGCCAGGGATGCCAGCACCGGATACGACGTCGCCGACCTCGACGCTGTTGAACGTCCCGGTCGTCGCCGTCAGCGTCGTGGACCCGGCAGTCGTCGAAGCGGTCACCGAGCCGGTCGCCTCATAGGGGCCGTACTTGCCCGAGGAGGTGATCTTCGCCAGCGGGGTGCCCGACGGCAAGTACCCGTTCGGGTAGTGCACCGCCTGGGTGAAGGTGGTCAGGTCGAGTGTTGCCGTATCGGCGCTCGAGGTGCCGTGTGCGGACCCGAGCCAGGTCTGGTTGTCCTGGCCGAAGGTCTCCTTGATGGGACTGAGGTTCATGATGTCTGCCCTCCTAGGCAGTTACAGATCAGGTAGTTGCGGGTCGCCCGTGACGGGCCTTGTATCTGTCCCTGCCGGACTGGACTGAAGGTGTGGCCCCACCAGCGCCTTGGCCGTCGCCGCGGCGGCCTTGGCCGAGATCAGGGAATCGCCGGCCATTGCCGCCCTCCGGCGCGGCCGGAGCGATCCCGGCGACGAAGGCGACGACCTTCTCGGTGTCGACGTCGCCGTCGGCGGTGAGGAACTTGGTGCGGTCGATCGGGTCGAGGATCACGCCGAGCTGCTCAGCGGTGAGCCGGCCCGCTGAAGCTGCACGCATCTCGGCATCGACAAGTCGCACCCCGGCTCGAGCCCGCTCCTCCGCCCGGACCCGCTCGGTGGTCTCGGAGCGAGCCGCCTCGATGGCACGCTCCTGCTCGGTCTTCGATGCGTTGGCCAGCGAGTCGTACTGGTCGGCCTTCGCCTTGATCTCGTCGTAGTCGGCCCTCTGGTTGGCCCTGGCCTCGTGCTTGCGGGCCTTGTCCTTCCAGTAGGCGGCCTGCTGCGCCGGGGTCATCTCGACCACTGGCGTGTTCTCAGGGAATCCCGGCTCGGCCGGCGGAGCGGGGGGTGCCGGCGGAGCAGGAGGGTCGGTGGGCGCCGGGGGTGCCGGCGGTGCCGGCGGAGCGGGAGGTGCTGGCGGGGTGGGGCCTTCCCCCCCGGCGACAACCGGCAGGACCTTGCCGTCGGGCCACAGCCAGACGGGGCGACCGCCTCGGGTCGTGCGGATCGGGTCGAGGTACGGGAGGGCTGACTTCATGGTGTTCCCCTTGTCGGGTTGGGGGCCCGTGTCGGGCCGGGATGGATGTCGGGTCGGTCCGGTGGAGACCGACCCGACGCCGGGCGCCAGCCGTGGGGATTGGCAGAGGCGAGCCCGGAATCTTGTGAAGTCGTCGGTGTAGCTATGCGGCCGGAATATCGGCCGGCCCCCTGAAGTGCTGGCCATGCACCGCGAGCACCGGGCCAAGCTCCCCGCTGTCGTGCACGACGTAGCGGACCTTCGTGAGGCTGGGCGCCTGCGTGCCGCCGGCCGCCTGGTACAGAGCGTCGAGATCGGCCCGGTTCATCTGGTGGCCCGGGTCGACACCGTTGATGATGGGCGCCGTGGTGCAGCCGCATCTGGCATGAAGCGGCATCAGCTGGTCCCGGTGGTAGACGTTGTCGGCGGCCGCAACACACAAGCCGCACGTGCCGCCTCGGGCGAGCTCGGGGTGGATGACGCGGCGGAACCCGTCCACCCGATGGACGATCATGAACCGCTGAGACTGGGCCCGGGCAGCCAGCGCCACATCTGTGTCCGCCAGGATGTCAGCGCGCTGGGCGGCCTGAACGAGTGCTTTCGGACCGTCGGCGCCCTGCGATACGGCGTAGCGGTATGTCTCGGCGACCCGGCTGTACACCTGGACCGGCGTGGTGCTCTTGCGGAGGGCGGTGACGTCGACGGCGCCTGCCGGCGCCAGCGGCCGGCCAGTCATCGTCGAGGCGAGCCGAGTCAGATAGGCATCGGTGAGGGCTGCGGTCTGGCGCTGCAGGGCCTGGACGACATTGGCGAGCTGCTGCGCCCACGCTGCCACCTTGGCGTCGTCATACCAGGCGGAAAACGCCGCTGCGGAGCTAGTGGCGTACCCGACGGCCATGGTTGCGAGCTGCTGTCTCGAGGCGGCCTGGGCGGCGACGAGCTGCTCGTAGGTTGCCTGATCAGCCACGCCGGGCTAGTCCCCGGACACGACCAGCGCTGGCGGCAGAGCCGGCGGCTGAGGACCATGTCCGGTAGCGGCAGCGAGAAGTGCTGCCTGTTGAGCCAACACCTGGTCGTCCGTGCGTTGCGTCCGGGCCCGCGCCAGCTGCTCGGGGGTGAGCTGCCACACCTGCTCCATCAGCGTCTCCCACGGAAGCGCCACAGCCTGCGCCGAGGCGCTGGCCCTCTCCGCCAGCCCGTAGCGTTCGACGGGGGCCCACAGCGGCTCGAGCGACGACAGCTTGGCCCGCACCTCGTCGCCTTGGAACAGGAATGCCATCGACATGAGCCGGGCCCAACCGACCGTCGCCCGGGCGATCCGGTCCTCGGTCTTGAACACGAGGCCCTCCCGCTGCAGTGAGGCGCCCTCAGCTGACTGTGACGCCTCCCCCGGCGTCAGGTAATGCATCGGCGTCCGAGTGACCGCTGCCAGGTGCTGGACGTCAGCCTCGATCGACGACAGGATCGCCGTGAGATCCCCCGCTCCTGACTCCCACATGTCTGTGCCCGTCGGCAGTCGCCAGAAGGCCCCGGGGTCGGACGAGAAGAGCTCGTCGTAGTTGATCTGCTGACCGGTCTGCGGATCGGTGTCGGGCAGGTCGCCGATCACGGCTCGCTGCTTGAACGCCTGGAACGACGAGATCACCTGACGCTGCAGGATCGTATGGTTGATGCGCTCCAGAATGTCCATGTGGCCCTCGAACTCGCCACGGAACCGCTTGTTGGCGAACCGGACGACCGGGACCACGTCCTGCGCCTGGGGCGGCAACGACTGCACCGAGATCAGGTCATCGTCCTCGATGTCGACGACCCGCTCGAGGTACGGGTCGAGCCAGTCCCAGCCCATCGGGCTGAACGACACGTTCTGAGCCGACACCTCCGTCCTGGCCTTGCGCTGAGATCCGGCGATCATCACCCGGCCCGGCAGGTACAGGTAGGCGAGGTCCATGTCGTTGATGCTGTCGTGGAAGATCTTCAGGCCGGCGACGATGTTCTGCGGCCGGGCCGGGTCGCTGGCGGTGGCCACCTGGCGGGGGTCCTCGCCCGTGATGATCGGATTGCCGTCGCCGTCGAGGCCGGCGATCCCATAGGCGTCACCGAGGGCCAACATGAGCTCGTGCACGTCGCCGGATTCGACGGCCAAGCCGTTGGCCTTCCAGATGTCCCAGGCGGCCGAGTCTCCCATGTCGTCCTCGGCGGCCGCCGTCCGGAAACCCCGGACCACCATCCGCTCCCGGACGGCCTCGACGACCAGCTCCGCGAAGTTGGTCCTCGACCGGCGCATGAACTCCCGGAAGTACTGCCGGGTCGACCGGTCCACCTCGCGCGGTAGAGGCGGGTCGCCCCGCAGGTACAGGTCGAGCAGCGTGAGACGCCGGCCCCGGGCCACCAGCTTCGCCTGCAGATGCGCCATCCACCACCCCGGGCTCTGAGGGACCGTCGTGTCAATCACAGGCGTCTCCTCAGCGGATACGGGCCGGGGCCCGGGACACAGGTTTACGGTCGAGCCCCTTGGCCAGAGCGTCGACCCGGGCCCGCCACGCCAGCGTCGCCGCCACGGCAGCATCGATCTTGCGAGGGCTGTCCGGATTCTCCTTGGCGATCTGCACGCCGGTCCTCGACGCCCGGCGGCGGGCATTGAGCATGTGCCTCGACAGTGTCGTAGACCCATCGTGGGTCATCAGGCCCTCGACCACCGCCGTGTGGAACTCATCGAGAGCCTGCACCGTCAGAGAGGCTCGACCACCGGTCATCCACCACTCGATCGGATGGTCCCGTGTGGCCTTCACCTTCAAGCGGGCGCCGAACTCAGCCTCCCAGCCGGCCACGAATGTCTCCCACTTGGCCGGGTCGGCATAGAAGCCGACCACGTTGAACCGGCGGAAGGCTTCCCGGACCGCCAGGTTGACCTCAGCCGTCGGGACCTGCCAGTTGTCGCCGTCAGGTCCCGACGGCTGCTCCCAAACTTCGACCTCGAACACGTGGCCGTCCGACACCCGGCAGCCGATCAGCGCGGTGGCATCTGTGACCCCTCTCGACCGCCGCCGGGAGCCGTCGAAGCCGAGCGTCACCGTGTCCCGATCGGCGACCACCTTCGTGGCGTCGACCCGGGCCGCCCACTCGTGCGGAGCGACCCATGCGTCCGATGCCTCCGTCGGTGCGTTCAGGAAGTAGCGGCGGCTGTCCGTGACGTCGTTGCGCAGGTCC